TATAGTGCAGAAGCATTATTAGCCAAAGAAAAAGAAGTAGAACTTGATACGGATGATGTAAAAGAAGAAAGCATCGAAGTTAAAGAAGATACTAAAAAAAACAAAGAGCCTGATCTCAATGTTGGTGAAGTAGATCTTGGATATACCGAGCATCCAAAAACTGACCAGGAGAAAAAAGAAGAAAAACCTCAAATAGAAGTTAAGGATGAAACACAACCTGAAGTTTCACGTGAAACATCTGAAACTAAAACTGAGGAAAAACAAGAAGAAAAGCCCGACCTTCAGGGGGAGAGAAGAAATTATCAAAAAAGAATCGATAAACTTGTCTATCAAAAAAAAGAAGCTGAGAGAAGAGAAAAAGCAGCTCTTGATTTTGCGAAGGGATTACAAAAGAAATTTGATGTAAATGTTCAAAAGCTAAACTCTACTGACGAACAGTATCTTAAAGAATTAGATGCAAGAGTTGATGCTCAAAGAGAACAAGTCAAAGTAGCTCTTAAAACTGCAATTGAAAGTAATGACCCGACCAAGATTATGGAGGCTAACGATAAGTTAACTCAGCTAGCTGTTGAAAAAGAAAAAGCTAGATTAGAGATTGCTAATCGGGAAGAACTTAAAAAAGCAGCAGAAGAGAAAAATAAACAACAAAAAAACGTACAAGCTGATACCTCAAACAGCGGATCAGATTCTATGCCACAAATTACACCAAAAGCTAAAAAATGGGCTGAGGAAAATAAATGGTTTGGAACTGATGAAGTCATGACTAATGCTGCTATCACTATACACAACAATATTTCTCAAGAGGGTATTGAAGTAGACAGTGATGAGTATTATAATGAAGTTAATTCAAGACTAAGGAAATATTTTCCAGGTAGTTTTGATGACACTAAAGATGAGCCAAAAAAAGAGACACCGAAACCCGTCCAAACGGTTGCCTCGGCTGGTCGTAGTCAACAGGGACGCAGAACTGTGAAACTCACCAAGTCACAAGTAGCTATTGCTAAACGATTAGGGGTGCCACTAGAGGAATACGCTAGATACGTGAAGGAGGATAGATAAATGAGTACAATAGATAGAACTTCACGGGAGTCAGATAAGAAAGCTTCAAAAGAAGCAAAAAAATCTTGGACTCCACCATCCAGTTTGGATGCACCACCTGCACCGAATGGGTACGCCCACAGATGGATACGTACAACCGTTCAAGGTTTTGAGGATACAGCTAATGTATCTAAAAAAATGAGGGAAGGTTGGGAATTTGTAAAAGTTGATCAAGTTAGAAACGAGATTGGCGATAACAATTACCCATTCTATACCGAAGGTAAATACGAGGGGTGTATAGGAATTGGAGGCCTTGTGCTGGCAAGGATACCAGAAGAGATTTTGGTTCAACGTGCTGAGTATTTCAGAAGAATTACTCAAGATAGAATGAACGCTGTTGACAATGATCTTATGAAGGAACAGCACCCAGACATGCCTATCAATATTGATAGACAGTCGAGAGTGACCTTTGGTGGTAGTCGTAAAAAATAATTTTTTTGCAATACCTACTTGGTCATTAAAATAAACTGTTAGTTAAATAGGAGAACTAAACTATGGCAAATCAACTAGAAAAGTTTGGTCTAAGACCATACAGAAAACTAGACGGTTCACCATTAGTAGGAGCTCAAAACAGATACGTGATTAAAGCAGGAAGTGCTACTGCAATTTACCAAGGTGATGCGGTTATCCCTACATCAAATGGTAACATTGAAAGAGCAACTGCGAATACATCGGATGCTGTTGTGGGCGTGTTTAACGGATGTTTTTATAATGATCCAACAACTCAGAAGCCGACTTACAGTAATTACTACCCTGGCTCAATTACTCCAACACAAGGCGATATAACAGCTTTTGTTGTAGATGATCCAGACGCAGTATTTCTGATGAACGCTGATCAGAGTTTTGTTAGAGCAGACTTATATAAGAACTACTCTTTGTCAAACACTACTGGTGTAACACAAACAGGAATATCAAAAGTGCAACTTGATGTATCAGTATCAGGTGTTGCGACTACTTTTGCTGTACAAGCAATTGACATTTCACAAGATCCAGAGAATTCGGATGTGACTACGTCAAATGCTAATATTCTTGTTAGAATCAACAATCACTTTTACAGAAGTGGTACAGGCTTAGCATAAGGAGAATAAACTATGGCTATATCAAGAGCACAGCTAGTTAAAGAACTAGAGCCAGGTTTGAATGCTTTATTCGGCCTGGAATATAATAGATATGAGAATCAACATGCGGAGATTTTCACGTCTGAAACATCTGACAGAGCTTTCGAAGAAGAAGTAATGTTAAGTGGTTTCGCTTCTGCACCAACTAAACAAGAAGGTGCTGGAGTAGTATTTGATCAAGCAGGTGAAACTTTCACAGCTAGATACAATCACGAAACAATCGCTTTAGCATTTGCTATTACTGAAGAAGCAATCGAAGACAACCTATATGACAGACTTGCAGCGAGATACACAAGAGCTCTTGCAAGATCAATGTCTAATACGAAGCAAGTTAAAGCTGCAAACGTATTGAACAATGCACAAGTTGCTACTGTAACTGGTGGAGATGGAGTATCATTAATTAATGCTTCTCACCCATTAGCTACTGGTGGTGTCTTTTCAAATGTTCTTGCAACTGCTGCAGACCTTAATGAAACTTCATTAGAACAGTCATTAATTGACATCGCAGGTTTTGTTGATGAAAGAGGTTTAAGAATCGCTACTCAAGGTAGAAAAATGATAATTCCAAAAGAATTACAATTTACTGCTGAGAGATTGATGAAATCACCTCAAAGAGTCGGCACAGCTGATAACGATATCAACGCAATTGCAAGCATGGGTATGGTACCAGAAGGTTATTCAGTGAATAACTTCTTAACTGATACTGACTCATTCTTCTTATTGACGGACATACCTAACGGACTAAAACACTTCGTTAGATCACCGATCAAAACTGCAATTGAAGGTGACTTCGATACTGGAAATGTAAGATTTAAAGCTAGAGAAAGATACTCTTTCGGATTTTCTGATCCAAGATGTATTTTTGGTAACGGAAATTTACCAACTAGCTAATAGATAATACTTTTTTTAGTATTACTTAAAGGGGCGGTGTTCACATCGCCCCTTTTTTTATGTATAATGAAAATACCTAGATTAAATATTTTGTAGACTGACTAGGCAGACGGTATAGAGACTACAAAATTAACGCTATACAGGAGGATATTATGGCAAGAACTACATTTTCGGGACCGATAAAATCGGGAACGATTCAATATACTACAGGTACTGTACTTGGACAAAATAGAGCTAATGTTGGTTTTACAGAAGTTGGAAAACTAGCACCCACTCTTATCAACTACAATGATACCACAGCTACAGCGACTGGATTAATTATTCCAGCGTACTCGCAAATAACAGAAATTTCAATTTTTGTTGAAACATTATTTGCAAACTCATCTACAACTACTTTAGCTTTAGGTGATGGTTCAGATAATGCTACTGACATTGCAGCAGCTCACAACATTGCAGCAGGAGCAGTTGGACCATTAAGAATGCTACAATCAGCTACTGATAGATGGCAAGTTGGAGCAACAGATATTGAGTTATTTGCAATTGTTGTAACTAACTCAGCTACAGCTGGACAAGCAAGAATCGGTGTAAAATATTTACAAAATTACCATAACGATTCGGCTCAAAAAGTATAATAAGTAAATAGTGGCTCCTTCGGGAGCCACAAACTAGGAGAATTATGAGTTTTAAAAATGATATACAAGCAACAAGATTTACGGCTGCCAGTGGTACTGCGATTATTGCACAACCAATTAGACTAAGAGGAATTTTTGTTTCATCTAATGGCGGTGGTGCAGGATCAGTTGTTTTAAATACAGAAAAAAAAGCAGGCGGAACTAATTTATTAACTGTTGATATACCAACAGGTGATGTGGTCAGTTTAAATTTTCCAGAAGATGGTATTTTATTTCCACAAGGTATATTTGCTTCAACAGTAACAAATGTTGCAGCAGTAACTTTGTTAACAGATAAATACTCTGGACCTAATTTAACAACAACTAATAAATAATTATGCCAGGTGGGGCTTCGTTTATATCCGACCAACAATCGGTACACAAAGCTACCGGTACGCATGTCATGCGTGCAGCAAGAGCTCGGTTAACTAGCATTCAAGCTAAAGGCCATGCAAACGGCACTGTTGAATTTCATGATTGTAAAACTACGGGTGCAGTATCTGCTAGCAATCTTAAAGTAAAATATACATTTGGTACTGAAGGATTAGATTTATATTTTCCTGGATCAGGTGTTTTATTTAAAGAAGGAATAACTGCTGTAATCACAAATTCTGGTGGTTCAACAATCAGTTACACAGGATAATGGACGAGTATACTTTAGAATTATTAAGTTTTAAAAAAGGTGGGATGCCACCTAGAAATAAAAAAAATTTCAGGTCTACTAAAAAAGGAGCTGGAATGACAGAAGCAGGTGTTAAAGCTTACAGACGTTTAAACCCTGGTTCTAAATTAAAAACAGCGGTTACTGGCAAAGTTAAGCCTGGGTCAAAAGACGCAAAGAGACGTAAGTCATTTTGTGCTAGAAGTGCAGGACAAATGAAAAAATTTCCTAAAGCAGCAAAAGATCCTAACTCTAGACTAAGACAGGCTAGGAGAAGATGGAAATGTTAAATGGCTTATCTGAACGCAAACATACCGCCAATATATTGTAAGATAAGAAAGGAGTATCTTTATGACCTTAAAGAACATCATGGAGAAAGTGAAGACTGTGTTATCTTCAGTATCACGAGTATCTCAGGTAGGGCCATCTTATTTAACATCATGTTACCGAATGGTGCGTGTTATTGGAGATTGCCTATCTCAGCGTTTTTCCAAAAACATCTTTCTAGAAGTAAAGTGCCAGATATGCAAGTCCACGAGTTGGAATTGTGGAATTGTTTTAGCTACTGGCCTAGTGTTACTTGCTTTGATTGGTTGGACGGTTTAAAAGGAAAATTTTTAGGACTAGATAAAAAATTTTATCATGGCAAATATATATTCACGATTGATTGGGCAAGTCCAGATGTTAACATTTTGGATACAGAACATTCTGAAATACCTCAAGAACATAAGTGTGCACATATATTGGAGCTTGATAATGGTAATTTTGCAGCTCAGCCTAATAATCGTCTTTTGTGGCACTGTACTAGCTATACTACTGATAACAGCTGGCCTGACTATAAAGTCCAAAATACATATTGGGATGCAGAAGAGTCTAGCATGGTAACAGAAGATTCTGATAATATGTTTTATGAAATGGAGGAAGTAAAAGATTTAGCTGGAGATAAAACTTTTGAAAATGAGTAAGAAACCATTAAATATATCTGAAGAAGCAGCCGTGCAGATGCCTATGAAGACGGTTGCTAGTTTGATCATAATCGTTGCTCTCGGTACGATGGGTTACTTTCAAATTTTAGAACGTCTTAACATTGCGGACACTAAGATACAAATAATGGAAAAAGATCTTGGAGAAAATACAGAGTTTAGAATAAAATGGCCACGTGGACAACTAGGTTCATTGCCCGCCGATTCGGAACAATTCATGATGATCGAGGATCTTTATAAGACCACGGACAAGCTAAACAAACATATAGAATCTATGGCTTTAAATAAAGTAAATATAGAATTTTTAAGAAAACAAATGGATAAAGTATTAATAGACATCGAAAAATTAAAAGATGCAAATAGAGAAATGAAATATACAAACGGGAGTTCACAATGATTGAGGCTGTAGTAGGATTACTTATGTTTGTAAATGGAGAGATCAAGGAGGCACGTTTGCAACCCTCGATGGCAATTTGTTTACGGGGCAAGCGTGAAGCGGAGAGAACTTTTTCAGAATCAATCACTTATAAATGTTGGAAAGGTAAAGCTGAATTAGAAGATAATATTGATGGTAGTAAAAGCATTAAAAAATTGATAATTAACTAGGAGATATATGAAGCTTACACGGAACTTCAGCTTGGCAGAGCTTATTAAATCAGACACTGCAATACGTAGGGGTATTGATAACAACCCCAACGCAGATCAAATAGAAAAATTAAAATTACTTTGTGAAAATATTTTACAACCGGTGCGAGACCATTTTGGCAGAGTAACGGTGACCAGTTGCTATCGTAGCCCTGAGTTATGTGTAGCTATCGGCAGCAGTTTAACTTCACAGCATACTAAGGCAGAGGCTGTCGATTTCGAATGTCTGGGCACAGATAATGCTGAAGTCTTTGACTGGATCAAGGCAAACCTAGATTGGGACCAAATGATACTTGAGTTTTACACTCCTGGTGAACCAAACAGTGGGTGGGTCCATTGCAGCTACGTATCTGAAAATCCAAGAAAACAATTGTTGAGAGCTTTTAGAGAAGATGGTAAGGTTAAATATAAACCAATAATTGGTAACGCAAGAGATTTAATATAATATATTTAATTTTATTACTATGAAAATATTGATTGTAGGAGGTGGAAGTGCCGGTTGGATGACTGCTGCTACCCTAGAATCACAATTTCCAAATCATGAAATATCTTTAATAGAATCAAAAAATATAGCAACAGTCGGTGTAGGAGAAAGCACTCTTGGACAAATTTCAGATTGGATGCGTTTGCTTAAAATTGAAGATAATGATTTTATTAAACATGTAGAAGGTAGTTATAAATTAAGTATAAAATTTACAGATTTTTATAAAAAAGGTGAAGCTTTTCATTATCCCTTTGGTCTTCCTTCAATAACAGATGCTAAAGCAGGGACTAATGATTGGTGGTTTAAAAAAATATTATATCCAGAAACTCCATATTCAGATTATGCTAATTGCACATATCCACTTCAAATGGCTTTTGTAAACCAAAATAAATTTGATATAAACCAAGTTATAAGAGCATATCATTTTGATGCTACTAAGTTTGGTCTTTGGTTAAAAAATAATTATTGTAAAAAGATAAAACATATTGTTGATGATGTTGTTTCTATTGAACAAGATGAAAATGGAATTAAATCTTTAAATAATAAATACAAAGCAGATTTATATATTGATTGCACTGGTTTTAAATCTTTATTATTAGACAAGACTATAAAAGAACCCTTTGAATCTTACAGTGATATGCTACCTAATGATTCTGCTTGGGCTACAAAAATTCAATATAAAAATAAAGAAAAAGAATTGGTGCCTTACACAAATTGCACAGCAATAGAAAATGGTTGGGTTTGGAATATTCCTTTGTGGACACGAATAGGAACTGGATATGTTTATTCAAGTAAGTTTGTTGATGATGATACGGCTTTAAAACAATTTAAAAAACATCTAGGACAAGAAAATTTAGAATTTAAAAAAATAAAAATGCGTGTAGGTATTCACAATAGACTTTGGGTAAAAAACGTAGTTGCAATAGGACTATCTGCTGGATTTATTGAACCATTGGAAAGTAATGGATTATTTTCTGTTCATGAGTTTTTAATTAATTTAGTTAAAAATTTACAAAGAGATAAAATATCACAATGGGATAAAGATAATTTTAATTTTCAATGTAAACACATGTTTAGATGTTTTGCTGAATTTGTTGCTTTGCACTATGCATTATCTCATAGAGATGACACTGAATATTGGAAACATTGTTTAAATAAAAATTGGGATAAAAATTTAATAGATTTAGGTACAACAAATATTAAAGGTTTTTTAGATGCTGTTTACAGAAAAACTTATGATTATAAATATGATGATTTTTCAGGTCTACATTCTATAGCAGCAGGGATGCATTGGGCTCCGACAAGTAAAGAAACTTTAATAAAAAATGGAGGATTTAAAGAAGAAGATTTAAAAAATGTTTTTGATCCTTATGTAAAAAAATTAAATAATAGAGTAAAATTATGTGAAGAATCTATAAAAAATGTACCAAGTTTATTTGAGGTTTTAAGCAACATACATAAGTAAAGGAGAAAAAATGGCAATCACAAGAGGACAAATAAGCAAGCAAGTAGAAGGTAAATTAAGAGGTGCGAGAGATGAAAAAAAGAAAAAACAAAAAGTTATTGCATTACTTAAAAAAAAATCCAATTCTAAAAAAGCTAAGGTCTAGAATTTTTAGTCTCAGGGTGGTACAATCAAAAAAATTGTACAATAGAAAAAGGATTAAAAATAATGACAAAATTATGTTCTAGAGGTAAAGCTGCAGCAAAGCGTAAGTTTAAGGTATATCCCAGTGCATACGCTAACGCATACGCTAGTAAAATTTGTGCAGGTAAAATTAAAGACCCATCAGGTTTAAAAAGAAAAGATTTTAAAGGTCCTAAACCAGCTGGTAAAGTTTCTGGAGGAGAGGCTAAAATTAAAAAAGTTGCTGGTGCTTTACATAAAGCTTCAAGACTTCATAAAGCACAAGCTAAATCTTTAGATTCAATTGTAAAAGCTTCTGACGGAAAATTTGCACAAAATTTACAACCATATGACGGTAGCTATGTAAAAGGTAATTTGGCAGGTCACGAGGTTTCAAATAAAAGTCTTTCTAATTATTATAAAGGAATGATTGATGGGTAAGAAAAAAGGAATTGATATCACTGGTGCACTTAGTGCATTTGATAACGAATACGTTACTGAACCAAAAGCAGAATTAGGTGTAAAAAAAGGTGACAAAAAACTTGATGTAAGTGTATCAAAACCTTTTAGTAAAGTATCTAAAGAAAATCTTAATAGCACAATAGGAGCTACTTTTACTAAAGAGGGTAAAGATTCCTCTCTATCTTTAACTGGTTCTAAAACTGGTAAAAATAAAGAAGTTATTTTTTCATTTTCAAAAAGTTTTGACAAAGGTAATGAAGTTAAAAAAGGTAGAATGTTTACTGCTGCAGAAGTTAGAGCCTTAGATGAAGCTAAATCAGCAAAAAATTATAAAAAGAAAGATAGAATTAAATCTAGTGGTGATAAAGAAAGAATTCAATTAATGGGTACCAACTTAAAAAAATATACTAAAGGCGGAATGTGCCGAGGAGCAGGAGCAGCCATAAAAGGCACGAGTTTTAAAGGTATATTCTAATGGGACTAAAAAAATGGTTCAACGAAAAATGGGTAGACATTGGGGCACCGAAGAAGAATGGAAAATTTCAACCCTGTGGAAGGAAATCAGTAAGTGGATCAAAAAGAAAGTACCCAAAATGCGTCCCACTTGCAAAAGCCACACGAATGACAAAGTCAGAAAGGGCCTCTGCTGTCAGCAGAAAAAGAAGTAAGGCTCAAGGAGTCGGTGGTAAACCAACAAATGTCAGCACCTTTACCAAGAAGTATTATGGTGGTATGATAGAAATTTAAGGAGAATTATGGTTAAAAAAAAATACACCGCTGGTGCTGGACAAAAGTTTATACAAAAACGTCAGCTTTCAAGTCCATCCATGTTTCTTCAACTTTTAAAAAAAAGTATATTAGGAAAAAATTTAGGAGGAGAAATGTTAAAGAACCCAAAAAAAGCTGATCTAGATAAAGATGGAAAATTATCTAGCTATGAAAAAAAAAGAGGTATGGCAATAGAAAAAAATATGAAAGTAAAAAAAGCTAATGTTGGAATGGCTGCTAAAAAAGTTAGAGAAAAAGAAATGATGAAAGCATCTATGGGTAAATCTGTTAGAGGCTATGGTGCAGCTAGAACATCAGGCATGGGCTTACAAGATGAGAGTTTACCTCCAGGAAAATCTTTAGACTATTATAAAGATTTAATGTAATGAATTATGGCTACGTCAGGAACTACAGCATTCGATCTTCAGATCGATGATATTGTTGAGGAAGCATACGAAAGATGCGGTCTAAGAACTAATAGTGGTTATGACATACGTAGTGCAAGAAGAAGTTTAAATCTTTTATTTTCAGAGTGGGGTAATAGAGGTATTCATCTTTGGAAAGTAAAACTTAATCAAATTATTTTTACTGCAGGGGTTGCAACTTATTCAGTTCCAACTCAAGTTAACGATGTTCTTGAAGCTTACATATCTTCAACAGGGGCTGCTAACGGAACGTTATCAAGTGCTTTAACAAGTTCTGCTACAACTATTTCTTTGACAGATGCCTCTGGATTTGCATCAAGTGGCACTATTCAAATTGGACTTGAGTTTATAACTTACACTGGAAAATCTTCTAATGATTTAACGGGTGCAACTAGAGGAGCTAGAGGTTCAACGGCAGTGGCTCATGCTTCTGGAGTAGTAGTTCAAAATATATCAGGACAAGCGACTGCAGATACAAATGATATTGCTTTAACAAAAATTGATAGATCAGCTTACTCTGCTTTACCAAATAAATTATCTACAGGACAACCTTCTCAATATTATGTAGACCGACAGACACAACCAACAATAAGTGTTTACTTAGCACCTGATGCTTCTACATTTACAACTTTAAAATATTACTCTATTAACAGAATAGAGGATGCAGGAGCGTATACAAATAATCCAGATGTGCCTTTTAGATTTTTACCATGTATGTGTTCAGGTTTAGCTTATTATTTAGCTCAAAAAAAAGCACCAGATAGAATACAATTATTAAAACAACTTTATGAAGACGAATTATTAAGAGCTTTAAATGAAGATGGCTCTAGAACTTCTGTTTATATTTCACCACAAACTTATTTTGGAGATGGAGTATAATGAGTTACGCAAGAGGTAAAAGATCACAAGCTATTTCTGATAGATCAGGTCAAGCATTCCCTTACAGAGAAATGGTTAAAGAATGGAATGGTGCTTTAGTGCATATTAGTGAGTTTGAAGCTAAACATCCACAACTTGATCCACCTTATCATAAGCCTGATGCTATAGCCTTAAGAAATCCAAGGGTTATGAAATTTCAACAACCTTCTCAGGAATTTGCAAATGATCAAACAGTTTCAGATTCAGGAGGTGCAAGAGTTGGTGTAGCAAATCTAACATTACCAGGAGACTTTGCTTTTCAAACTCAAACTTTTCAAACAACAACAAATGGTTTAACAACTTCGGTTTCATCTATGGTTCCTGAAGACCCATCATTACAAAATAGAAGAAGACAACTTGATTCTATATTAGGTTCAATAACAGTGAGTATAACATAATGGCAATAACACACGCAAATTTTATAACTCAAGTAAGAAATTATACTGAAGTTGGTAGCACTGTTTTAACAGATGCAATCATTCAAGATTTTATTAGATCAGTTGAATTAGATATTGCGGGTAAAGTCGATTACGATGATTTAAGAAAATATGCTACATCTAATTTTACGGCAGCTAACAGATATGTAAGTTTACCATCAGACTTAATGATTATAAGATCTGTTCAAGTAATAACTGGTGGTACTAGAACATTTTTAGAAAAAAGAGACACAAGTTTTATATCAGAATTTAACAGTTCATCAGCTCAAGCCCTCCCAAAATATTGGGCTAATTGGGATGATTTCAATATATTAGTTGCTCCAATGCCTGATCAAGCTTATCAGGTTCAAATAAACTATATAATTGATCCTCCAAATTTTACTTCAACAAATGATACGTTTATTTCAAAATATCAGGAATCAATGTTATTACATGGTGTATTAGCAGAGGCATTCAGATTTTTAAAAGGACCTGATAATCTGTACAACCTCTATAATTCCAAGTATAATGAAGAAGTACAAAATTTTGCTCTGCAACAAATGGGCAGAAGAAGACGAGGAGAATATACAGATGGAGTGCCTCGAATAAAAGTAGACTCTCCATCACCATAAATTTAAAGGAGAACTATTATGGCAATAACAACTAATGCAATTTGTAATACTTTTAAAAAAGAGTTATTACAAGGTAAACATGACTTTGATACATCTTCAGATACATATAAACTGGCTATGTATACGTCAAACGCAACTTTAGGTGCGTCCACTCAAAACTATACTACTTCAAACGAAGTATCATCACCATCAGGATATACAGCAGGTGGTGGGACGCTTGTAAATCAAGGGGTTAAAGTTTCATCAGGAGTAGCGATAACTGACTTTGCTGATTTATCTTTTCAAAACGTAACTCTTACTGCAAGAGGTGCATTAATTTATAACACAACGACAGACGGTGGTTCAGGAACTACTGATGCAGTTGCTGTTTTAAATTTTGGAAGTGATAAGACTGCAACTTCTGGAACTTTCACTATTCAGTTTCCAGATTTCACAACCTCTGCTGCAATATTAAGAATAGCTTAAATTAAGGTCCTGGAGCTATGGCCACTTATACTTATACTGTAACCGTAGCTTCAGGCAATTTATATGGCGGTGGCACTGGCAACGTCTTTTATTTAGACGGAGTAAGAAATGCCACTGGTCCAGGAACGGTAACTTGGGTTGAGGGTGGCACACTTAGGTTTGATCAAAGTGATTCGTCAAACGATAATCACCCTTTAATTTTTTCAACAACAACAAGTCAAGCTCAAATAATTTCATCTGGAGTAACTTATTATCTAGATGGATCGAGCAATCAATCTGATTACACAAACACCACAACATTTAATGCTGCAACGACTCGTTATGTTGAAGTAACTCCATCATCTCAAACAGATTTTTATTATTTATGTTGGATTCATGGAATTGGTATGGGAGGAATTTTCGACATAACTTCTAATACTTGGGGAGCTATGAATTGGAATCAAGGAAGTTGGGCTGCTCAAGGTGAAGTAAATTTATCATTAACTGGTTCGTCACTAACACCTGCAATAGGAAGTGTTGTTGTAGATGGTGAGTTACAAGTTGGATGGGGTGGTGATACGTGGGGTGAAAATGAATGGGGTGATTTATCAGGATCACAACCTATTCTTGCAGGACAATCATTAAGTATAAGTTTAGGTTCAGTTACAGAAGCCGTAGTTGTCGATGTAAATGTAAGCGTTACAAATCTTGGTCAAATGGCTTTCGGTACTCCATCAGCAATCGGTGGAACTTCTATTTTAGAGCAACCTACAGGATTTGAGCTTTCTATATCAGGTGGTACACAAGTTGTTGGTATAGGTGTAGACGTAACTGGTGTTCAAGCAAACTCAAATATTGGAGCGATATCCATTGATGATACTACACTGACAGGCATTGGTTGGGGCAGAAGAACTTGGGGTAATTTAGCTTGGGGTGGTGCATATTCTGCACAAGCTTTAGGTCAACAATTAACTTCAACTATAAATTTCCCTGCTGATAATGCGTTTACAGATGTAGTAGTACAACCAACTGGATTACAATTAGATTCTACATTCGCAAATCCTGCTTTCTCTGTAAAAGTTGATTCTGTTTTAACAGTATTAGTTTTTGAGGATGATATGACAATTACTGTAGCTCCACCTCAAGAAGTTGGTGGTTTAGCTAACGTAGATGCTCCAAGTGCAGGACAAGCTACAATGTCAATAGGTAATACTGTGGGTGGATTAAAAACACCGGTAGATGTTACTGGCATTCAATCTACAATGAGTTTAGGAAATACAAACCTTGTTCAAACGACAATAGAACCTGTAACTTCACCAGCAATGACATTGTCACTAGGACAAGCAGCAGAAATACCAGGACAAAAACAAGGAGTTTCTGGTTTTCAATTAAGTTCATCTATTGGCTCAGTGACTATTACGGGTACAGGAATTGTAGATATTACAGGCATTCAAATGACATCTTCAGTAGGAAATACTAATATTACTGCTTGGGCTGAGGTTGATCCTGGTGTAAATAATAATTGGACAGATGTTGATTTGGCAGCTTGATTAATGTAAAATTAAAATAATTTAGGAGAAAAAATTTATGGCAAGTTCATATTCTACAGATCTCAAACTAGAATTAATGGTAACCGGTGAAAACGCTGGTACATGGGGTGATAATACAAATAATAACTTAAATCTTATTCAACAAGCTATCGCTGGTTTTGAAGCAGTCGCTTTAAACAACGGTGGTGCTGTAACTTTAGTAATGACTGATAAAACTATTTCTAATGCTAGAAATATGGTCATTAAATTTACAGGGACATTAACAGGTGCATCAACTGCAACTGTTCCTGACGGAATAGAAAAATTTTACATTTTTGATTGCTCTGCTGTTGTTGGTCCAACAAATTTAACAATTAAAACTGCATCTGGCACGGGCTTTACTTTAGATAGAGCAGCAATTTTTGCAGCTTACGCAGATGGCACAAATTTAAACGAAATTTCTTTAGACACTTTAGGTGGCAGTATTGGTTCTGCAGCAATAGCTGATGACGCAATAACTTCTGCAAAAATTTCAGCTAATCAAGTAACGACAGCTACCT